TCAATTCACCTCACTCCAATTTCTTTGAGACTCTTTTTGCAGTGAATCCAACCAAACAGCAACATCCGTTAAGTTAACAAAGTATTCAGATTTATTGCCATCTACCTTAAATGCTGGGAAAGGTAGTTTACATTTAGCTGCTCGTTGTTTTGCAGCTGCCATATCTAAATGTGGCATGTAATCTTCAACAATATCTTTTAAGGCAACAACAGGTCTTTTATAACGCAGAATCAACATCATTGATGTGTCGATTTGGTCATTTCGATTGATAGCTACTCCCATTACGCATTCTCCTGTGTCTCAAGTTCTTCTGTTAAAAGAATTGAACCCTCTTCAGGTAAATCTGAATACCAGCAGTAATAACCAGAACCACTATGACCATTTGTTATGAACTCAATAGCCATTTCTGTTTCAAGTTGAAAATCAATATTTTCCTGATCACCTTGATTTTCTTGAAATAGATCAGGTGCTCCAAACTCGAGAGCTTGTTTCAACTGATTGCAGTTTAAGTATACATAACGTGATTTTTCAGGCATTTCTTGAGATTTGGCTGCTTGCCACATTTCCCAACCCATTTGAGCTTTTGATGAAACATAGTCACCATCTTCTTTTTCAAGCTCAGATGCCTTTCCACCTGCATTCAAATAAGCTGTTTCAAAGTTTTGAATATCCATCATTCATCATCCTCCTGAAAATCATCAATATCAAAATGCCATTTTTCAATTTGACCTTTTTCATCAATATTCATAATGATGTAGTCGCCATAACCATTTTCAGCAGGGCATAGAGTTCTAGGAACATATCCATCTTCTTGAGATTTAATGGTATTGCCAATTGAATCTACCAACTCCCAGCCACAGCCATCAGCTACTTTAAAATGGATACTTGCAGTTTTCCCAATTTCCCAATTTTCAATTATGCCAGTAGCCACATTAATGACAGGACACCATAAATCACCATTTTTACAAGGTGTTCTGTCACCACTATCAGAATCTTCAACACCATTAATTGTAGAATCTTCCCAATATCGAACAGATGCTTTTACAATAACTTTTGCTGGTACTTTTGGTGTTGCACGTGCAATCCAAGATTTTTCGCTTACTTCAAACTCTCGATCTATTTGAGGGTTTTGTTTTAATATAAAGTCGGCTGGCAAGTTATTCGTTTGAATAAAATAATTAAGATGTGCTTTAAGTTCACTCTCTAAATCAAAATTTACATTTGTTTTCATCACAGCCACCATAATTCAAAGTTAATAAATAAAAATCCGTTTACTACAAACATAATTTCAAGCCACCAGATAGCCCACGCCATGTGCTTCACCTTTAACAATATGCAGAATTTCCTTTTCTGCTTTTGCTGTGCAAGTCTGTTCAGGTGCACGAAGATGGTTTTCAAATTCAGCCCCAAGCTCATAGGCTGCTTGATTCCCTGAAAGGTCTGAGCCAACACGCACATAATGATGTGATTTTTTATATGCTCGTTGTGCTTCTCGACTTTTTGCTCGTGCCACAAAACCACCATCTAATTGCTTCACCTCATAATCCAATTTTTCTAACCAGATTTTGAAGCCTAAGAAGTTTTTCTGTTTAACTACTGGACGCATAAGGCATTTACCTCAGCTTGGGTGTTATATCCGATAGCTTTAAATAGTGGATTCAATGCAAAAATATCCAACTGTTTTTTGGCACGAGTAGCAGCAACATAAAGTAGGCGTGCTTCGTCATCAGTTAAAACTTTTTCACCTGGTTCTACTGATTCTTTATAAAAAAAGTCACCACCTAGTTTGACTTTGTTAAACTCCAGTCCTTTGGATTTATGAGCTGTAGTAACAATGCAGTCATAATCGCTGGAATTGCTTTTGAGCAAAGCTTCAATTAGTGCATTTTCTCCTACTTTGTTGATCAGGCTAACCAACGGTTTTAAGTCATTTCCAGTGACTTCCTCAGTATATTCGGTGACTTCTTCCCAATTGCTAAAGCCTTCAAACACACTTCCATCATGGACTTTTATTCCAGACTTAACTTTTTTGGCATCTTCAATATTCTTTAATAAAGAGCCTGTATCAACTTCCAAACGTGGTTCACGTCCAATTTTTACCAACTCAACCATATTGGAAAGGGCAGCAGCATTGGTCCGATAAATAAATGCATCGGCAATTTCATCGCTAATTTCATTAACATGGGAATCTATCTGATCAAAACCACGCAATGGAATTTCTTCATCCAAAACATTGAATAAAATTTTATTGGCAAGATCAGCAATGTTTTCGCCAAAACGGAATGATTGACTCAAACGTGTTTCAGCAATATCAAGGGATTGCATTGCATTTACAGCACCACGAAATGCATAGATTTGCTGGTGACGATCACCAACATAAATGACCTGAGCACGTTGCTTACTCAAGACATTCAACATGATTGGATCAGCATCTTGTGCTTCATCAAATAAAATAAAGTCAGCATTAATTACAGGATTACTTAATGCCCAATATTTAAGATAATGATCATGTTCCAAACGGTTGATACCAGCAGGATTAAGAATATCGTTCCAATAATCATGTGCCTTAGGTAAAAGGATATTTGCCAATTCAGCACGGTATGTATCATCCATCCAATCTGGCAGTGCAGCATAGACTTGTGATAATTGAATTTCGCTGTAATTAGATCGGCAGAAATATCCAACCGCATTCATCATAGATGTGGCCATACGTTTTGAATTAAATAAACGTTTCTGATCATCTTCACCACGTTGTTTAACCAATGCCACTGGTACTTGATAATTCTCAAGATCATGGCGAGATGCCAATTGGTTTGACATCAAGCGACGATTTTTTAATTTATTCGTCAGCCAGCGTGGAACAGAGTTATAAGCTAGGCTGTGAAAGGTTTTGCACTTAACATTGTGGTTAAATTTAGACTGTGCTTCTGTTGCAATGGCTTTGTTAAATGCCAAGTACATGCCATGTTGGTGATGCTTTGCATTGCCGATTAATTTAAGGGTAGATGTCTTACCAGTCCCAGCGTATGCGGTAACTTTACAAGATTGACCGTGTAATGCCATATCAATGGCATGTTGTTGCTCAATAGTTGGATTCATATTGCTATCTCACTATTGGTACCCTCGTATATGAGGGCACCACATGCCATTAGTTAAGGTGTAAGTTCTGCTGATTTACGTTCAAATAATGCGCTAACTTCATCAATTTGTTCATCACTCATTGAACTTGTATTTGGTTCAAAACGTTCAGCCATAATTGAGTTGATTAATTCGATGGTATCGGCACTATCTAAATCAACGAGTAATTGCACATAATTTTTACGGTTGGCATACGCAGTTGAAATATCAGTTTTTGCAGGTTCGCCAAGATCGGCAGGAATTGTTTTGGCTAAAGCCTTTAATTCCTCAATTGTGCTTAGAGCATTAATTTGATTAATGAGTCCTTTGACATCGAAAATAGGAGTCATATCTATGACAGTTTCTTGTGACTGTTCACGTTCAGCCATCTGAGCTTTAAGCCCACTCGAACCTTGATGTTTTTTTACCGTTGATTGAACTGGGGTAACATCAAGTTCTTCACGTTCAGCAATCTCATCTGGGGTATAAACACCTAGAATTACATCGGGTGTATATAAGCGTGACCAACGTTTAATAGCAAGATACGCAAGTTGTTGGCGTGGATCACTTACCCATAAAGGTGAATTACGTACTGAGCCTACTTGTCCCATAGAAATATCAATTTCACGTGGAGAAGTTTCACCTTTTAATGTTGCCCAAACTTTAATGCCTTTATCCCAGGATTTATCTTCCTTGCCGTTGATTTTATTCCAGTCACCATACCATTCAAAATTTAAACGACCTGTGATAGGTGCACGATTGGTAATCACAGCATTTACAAGTTGCGCTTCATAACCTAATACACCATTAATTTGATGGGTTTTTTGAGCAACTGCGAATGGGTCCATTTGCCATTGTGCTGATTGCATAATGATGGCTAAACAATCCCCAGTATTACCCTGAAGATGTTTTGGTACTGCAAATTTTGATGAAGCCATGACACCTGCAATGCGCTCAAAACGATCCATAATTTCAGGATTCATCATGATTTCAAAAGCAGATAGGTGTGCAATTTGAGTTGTTTGTTGAGTAGATAATGCTGTATTCATAATAAAATTCCTTAAACTGTTTCTTTAAATTTGTTTGAAATACGGAAAACTCGGGTACTGGAGGTTTTGCTATATTTCGCAAATAAATCGGGTTCTTCTTTTTTCAACAGCGTACTGTCGATACGAGTGGATGATTGTTCTTTGTAGGTACAGATGGACTTGCCTTGGCTAATCATCATTTCCGCATCCTGCATCGTGGAGACGATCTTTAACTTGATTTCATCTTCACGAGCCTTGTCCGCTTTTTGGCGACCTTGAACAGTGATAAGTTCTTCAGCCAGCTTGATATGTTCAAAATCAGCTTCGACTTGTTTACCTACAACATGATTTGACCAACGATGTAAAACATCATCAAAACAAGTAGGATCGGGTGGCACATCAGCAATGACATGGTTGAACCAAAATGCTTTAACTTGTTTAAAGATTGATTCAATTAAATCGTCATCACGTTCAATTCGATACATGCGGAACTTATTACCTCCAATAAGCACGGCAAGGTGCCATACTTGGAAGCCTGTAAGCTTCATGTACCAAAGACATTGAGTAAGGTAATAGTCTGGAATTTGGTCTGAACTTTCTTCACCGAATAATTTAGAAAGATATTCAGAAGCCGTTTTACATTCCAAACCTTGGTCAGTGGTCAACTTGCCATCTTTATCGAAATAAACACGACCTGCGATTTCAGAATTTACAACAGCACGGTCAATGTTACCGATAGCCCAAGACTCTCCGATGTTTTCAAGAGTTAATTGTTTAGTAACACGTTGAACTTTCATGCCTGAGCGACGTGAGAACTCTTTTGCAACAACATCTTCAAGTAAGTTGCCGAAATGGGCAGACTCATTTTGTGATTCTTTACGTTCACTGCGACCAGTTTTGTCTAACCACAATTGATATGGTGATTTGTAAGGACTAAAACCAAGGATTGCAGCAACGTCTGAACCACCGATACCTTTTTTACGACCTGCAAGAAATTGGTCACGATTAACTTGTGTATTCATAATTTAGCCACCCATTTTGTCTATATATGAAATCGAACACCCACCTTTAAATGTCCAATGCTCACCACTCACAACATCTTTATGACTTTTAACAATCTGAACTTTGTAATCATGGTCAAAATTTGCATTTTTGTAGAACATTACAAATGGTTCTGATTCATCATTTGAATATCTTTGATACTGATCAAAAAGCACTGTTGTTAGATTTTCTGCTGGATACCAGCATTCAACATCAGTTCCTACATAGTGACCATGCCAAACAAGAACCACATCACCAGTATGTACAACCTCACCATCAACAATAGACTTAATATTTTTAGCCACTACACCAACATCGCAATCAGGTAAATTGGATCGATTAGAGTATTGAACTTGTAATGCACCCATGATTAACCTCTCAATTTATTCAATTTCACAGCGATAGAGTCTTCAAGGGCATCATTGATTTTTACGAGTTCATAACGATCAAGATATGCATTGATTTCGCCATCTTCATCACCGACCACTTCAGGTTCTAAGCGATCAATTTGAATGCCTACAGCACGATTAAAGCCGTTACCATCATCGAAACCTGAATAGTCAAAATTCACTTCGATGTAATACTGGTCATTTGCTGTTAATAAAGTTGCATGACAGTCATGTTGACAGTCGTTGTATGGTCCTAAATCGAGTTCATCCACCTTGTAGATGTCTGATGCCACTGTGATTGGCTGCTGTTCTTCAACAGGTACCTTGGCTGGTTGATACATTTGCACAGACGCTAAAACTGCTGTCATTGCTACTGCACCACCTAAACCCAACAAAAATGGTTTGAAATTTAGTGAAACCATGTTCATAATCTCCTTATAGCGATTGCTATACCCCTTAAAGAAGCCCCGTCCTCGATCAAAATTTCGGGGCTTTTTATTGCCTAATTTTTAGTTTTACGCTGAAAAGGTACCAATACGGACAGGGTTTTCAGGAAGCAAGGCAATCACTTTTGCTTTGAATTCTTGAATAATTTCATTACGCAAGAGTTCTTCTTTAACGATTTGCAATGCAAACGATGGCTCACCATCTGAGCTATTTACTACAAGACGCAAGCGAATAGTTTTGTCATCAAGACCGACAAAAGCTGGATCAATGATTTCAAAATAACTTGGTAATTTCCCTGCTGTGCTTGAAGCTTCAACTTTGTCAAAGACTGAGCGAGTTTCTTGCATGTTTGATACTGACGAGTCAGTAGTTGAAGATGCGCCAACTTTCATGTTGCGAACTGCATTAATTGCTTCCGCAATATGGATCGTTTCACCAGTTTCACTTGTTGCAGCGAATACACTTGCCCAATCTTCAAGTAATGTTGCAAAACGCTTTTGATTAAGTTTGTTATCTTTAAGCTGATTGAGCTTTTCCCAAACTACAGTTGGTTCAAGCTGTAATACTGCTTTATGGTCACAATGACCTTGAGCCAATCCAACAACTTTGAAGTTTAAAATTGCCGTTGCTGATACATTTTTGTGGTCAACAAATACAGGGGCATAAACTTTTACTTCAGGAACAGAATTTTCAGACTGCGTATTACCTAAAACATAACTTTTGAAATCTTCAAAAGATGGGGTTTTTAAAACACCACGTGCACGGTTACGACCAGCTTGAAATTGTTCTAAATCATGAACATTGAAATTTTCATGAATGGCAACAAGTTCACCACGAGATAAATCATTTACAGGTAACGC